TGATTTGTTCCTCCGTTAAGATAATACGAAACTGAAGAACCACCACCACCTGTACTTGGATTGTAAGCTGCTAAAGTACCATCTCCTCTAATATACTGAGAAGCATTACCTGCTCCTGTTACTCCTATCGTTCCATTAGCCGTTAGAGGGCTATTAGAGACGTTAAAAGCACTTGGCATAGATAAACCAACACTTGACAATAAAGTCGGAAATGTAGTTAAATCACCAGCTCCGTTTATATACTGAAGATTCGTTCCGTTAAAGCCTATGTTAATTGTTCCACTTGTAGTAATTGGGGAACCTGTAATATTTAATGAATCTCCACTCTCGGTAATTGCTACCGATGTTACAGTTCCATTAGAACCTGATGCCTTTTGCCATATAGAACCTGAATAAATTACTTGGTCAGAAACTACAAAAGTAATAGGACCAGCACCAAAGTCAACTGTACCTGCTACATTACATAAATAAACATCCCCAGCATTACCTGTTCCGTTTACTAAAAAAGGAGTATTTGTCGCTGCGTTCCAAGTTCCTAGATACTCCATTACAGAGTTAGGTAATTGAGATACTAATATCTTACCATTAACATCTAACTTGGGAACTCCATTAGATACATTAAAAGCTAATGAACTTAATACTCCACTTGTGCCAATAATGACATCGTTTAAATCCCTAACCTTTGCACCTGATGAAACAACTATTTGATTTGCCATTATTATTAATTTATAACTAAATTATTGAAAAAGACTTCTTACGAACTCTCCACTTTCTAAAACCCTACTAAATGTTAATATCCCAGTAGAACTTACCCACTTAACTTGCTCATCTACAGGAGTACCACTTGATAAAATTGCTTGAACATCAATACCACCTCTTGATACATAAAGACAAGACTTGCCTATCATATCAGAATATGTTATTGTAGTTTCTCCACCAGCAGCAGTTGTTCCTTTAGTGTAAACTGCACCACCACCTATTATTACCACACCTTCTGGGTTTATTGTTGTTCCTGTTAAGCCATAAGCACCTGATCCTTGTAATGATACTGAGTAAGTAGCTATCTCTTTATATGGTCCGTTTATTTGTAAACTTGTTAGATTACAATTACCACTTATAATAACTAAACCATCTACTCCGTTATCAATAACAAACTTTACTTCTATTTGAGTTCTATCTTGTTGCTGTTGAAGTAAGAAAAGATAGCCGTAACCATCTAAGGTTATTAAGCCATCACAACTAATAGTCCAAGAAGCTAGGTCGTTCTTATATTCACGATACCAAGCACTTGTTTGAGAAGTTACTTCTAGTTGGTCAACATTAACTGAAAATGAACAATTTGTTGAACAAGCAAATGCAATATCTCTACCATCTGGGTATGCCTCAGAAGGTGGTTCGTGATAATAAAGCATTATATTTTTACCCTGTACTTTGTCTGCCATATTGCAAAGTTAAACTATATTAATATTAAATTGTGCTATCCAAAATGGTCCTAGTTGACCAGCATCCGTTATGTAATTTGGAATGATAAATGCCTCTATTTCAGCTACACTTACCTCAATCAGTTGAACTGAGTTTAATTGATTTTCATAAGCATTTTGACTTATTCTATTCATAATGAATTTCTTACCAGTATAAGACAAATTACCTGTAACTGTGTCTGTTGTTGTAAATACCTTATCTAAATAGACAAATCCTACATCGCTAGTATGCTCTCCTAAATCACATTCAACAGTTGCTACGTTCTTATTTAAGTTTCTTATGTTTTGATAAGTCATAAATACAATTAAATCTATTGCTCCTAAAGGAGTGCCACTAGGACAAGATGAATACCAATCCTTTAAGAATGTACCATCTGAAGCACATAAAACACCTTTATTAGATGAATATGTATAAGTAGTAAGATAGTTATTGCCATAAGGTTGTTCAAATACTTGTAAAGTAGATTGAATTGTATTATCAGCAACATAGTTTGCTTCAATAAATTTTATTTCACTATCTCCTCTTTGTATAATGAAATTTCTTAATGCTGTTGATTCTCCAGATGCATTACATACTATTTTAAACTTTAAATATCCAAATATTGCAACACCTGTTACAAAATATGGTGGAATATCTTTAGTATATGTTGAATATGTAGCATCATTATCATCTATTGTTAAATTTTGTACTGAAGATTGCCATAGCCCATTTGTATCTAAATATACAACTCCTAATGATGTATTCATTGAAATTTGCAATTTAGCACCTGTTGAAGTTGCGTGTTCAAAACTTAAACTAAAAGGAACTTCCCCAATATAAGGAAGGAAATAATTTGGAGCAGCTAAATTACCATTTTCAATACTAGCTAAACCACTTGTATTTCTTACTAAAGAAACTGAATCAAATTGACCTGTTGTATCTGGAACTATTGTTGCCGTTGAATCTCCTGTTGCTCCTAAAATAAACGCAGTTGCAGTATTAGTAGGGAAAGCATTTAACTTTAAGTCTGCATTGTCGCAATAATTTAAAGCTGATTCATAAGCACCCCTTCCTTGTATATTATAAAATCCTTTCTTTAATAGCTTTACTTGACTATTATTAATAAAATGCACATTTCCATCTGCATAAGGAAGTATATTAACTGTATTATTTAAAACACCACTACTTGTAATTGTAGGAGTAGATAAAATATTATATTTAGTAAAATAATTTGTAGATGCAGCCATTTCATTCATTGAAAATATACACCAATCTCCATTAGCTTGAAACATTCTACAATTAAATGATGTCATTATTTTGCCAATAATCTCATAATAAGACTCACCAATAAAATCCCTTCTATACTGATAGATTTGGCTAAATGGCTCATTACTTACGCTATCTTGTCTATCATTCATTCCATCTGCAAAATATGAACAAGCCACAACTAAATTCAATACATCTGGATATTCTAATAATCTTAATCCAGCACTAATTACATTTAATTGAGTATCTAATTGATTTATACTATCATCTCTTATATATTGAATATTTTGTATAAATGATATTCCATCAATACAAGTAAAGTCTGCTTGAGTTATACCTGTTGAAAAACCCATTTGAGTATAATCATTAAACATATAACCTCTCCACATTACGTTTGTACTTTCTTTTAGTATTACATAATACTTTCTATCATCTTGACTAAGTACATCTGGAAATTGGTCGTAATCATCTTGCGTTTCTAATAATATAGAAAAGTTAACCTGAGTAGATATAATTGTAGGATATGGATACTCCTCGTTTGAGTTAGGCTGAACAATTATTGATACTGGCTGATAAGTTTTAACTATTCCAGCATCATAATCTCTCTCATAAATCTCAATTACTTGATTATTACCATTCCTTAGAATTTGAGTTATTGTATATCTTAATCCGTAAGCCATTATCCTAAACTGATTGATTGTCCTTTAATTCTTGATGCCTTTTGACTTCTATTTACAGAAAGTAATAAGTCTTGTCCTCTTAATACAAATTGTCCACCACCACTTGTAGAACCACCACTCATTGATCCTGCATTAAATGAACCTTGCATCATATTACCAAGTTTGCTTAATGGCAGAACAGCTTCGCTTTCGCTACCTTCTCCAATCATTGCTAATGTTGGGCCAGTTGCAACACCACCACTTGCTAAACCTAATATACTTTTAAATGCACCAACAAATGAAACACCACCTTCAGCACCAACGCCACCACTTATTAAAGATAAAATACCAGCAAATATTGCAGCTTGAATAACTGCTGCTGCAATTTGTTTAGTTAAATTTTGGAACATTTCACCTATTGAATCACTTATATTTTGGCCTCTTTCCATTGCATCCCATAAACCCATAATTGAATTAGTTGCAGTATTTGCAATTGTATTAGCAAAACGTTCATAATCTTTTTCTTGTATTTTTAATAATTTACTAACTTCTTTTCCCTTATCAATTTCTCCTTTTATAAAAATTTTATTAGCTTCTTTATCTAGCATTGCCATTGATCTTGCAGTTCTTTCAGGGTCTAATGATTTTTCTGCATTTGCACCTACTGCTCCTTGTCTTCTTTTTTCTAATAGACCTAAAGCCTCATCAACTTTAGTTGCTGATAAATCTTGCCTTAAACTTGCTAAAGCAGCTTTTGCTTCACCACCTGTTAATCCAGCAAGTCTTTTAATAGCATCCGAAATAGCATTTATCTTTAAAGTATAATATGACTCTTTATCCTTATCAGATGTAGGAAGTTTTTTTATAAGACCTTCATCTAATTGATATTGTAAAGATTTAGTTTGTTCTGCTAAATTTTTTAATATTTTACTTGTTTCACTTTCTTTAACATCTGCAACTCCTTTATTAGATGCACCAAATACTCTAGTAAATGTTTCTTGAATATTATCAGCAATTGTATTATATTTCTTATTTATCTCTTGTAAAATATAAGCATCATATTCTAATTCTTTTATTCTAGCTTTTCTATCTTTTTCTGCAATATCTTCACCAGATGTTCCGCCACGACTTACTAAAGCTAATGCTCTTTGTCCAAAAGTTGGACTTGCTGGTAATTCTTCTAATTTTAATTGTTCTACTTGTTTTTTTGCTGCTTGTGATGCTGCTTCTTGTGCTATTGCCTTATAATAAATCATTTTTACATAAGCCTCTGAATTTTCAGTCAAGAATTTTTCAGCAGTACTTAAGTCGTTTGTTTTTGCAATTGTATCACCAAGAGTATTATTAAATTGCTTTAAAAATGCTTCTTTAGTTATTAAGCCATTTTTATATTGCTCGTGTGATTCATTAAGACTATTAATATCAGTAGAAGCCTTAACATAGGCTTTAGATGCATCATCAAAAACTTTAATTTCAGTTGATAATGCAGTATTTAAACCACCTACTTTTTGTGTAATAAAATTAGATATTTCATCCCCAAACTTTAAGAATATAAATGTGGCTGCTGATAATGCAACACCAAGACCTGCTGGACCAGTTAAAGCACTTATTAATTCTTTACCAATGCTACTTCCAGCTTCTTTTGATCTCTCCCCTAATCTTTGGAATGATTCAAGTAATGGGTTAAGGTTATTTGCAATACCAATAAAACCATAATTCAAATCTTGTAAAACACGACCTGAATTTAATAAGGCTTGATTTGCTTGATTTGATGCATTAGGTAATTTGCTAAAAGATGTACTTAATTGAGTAGTAGCAACAGCTGTTTGTTGTAAACCTTCTAAAGCCTGTTTATTATCGGCTGTAATCGTAATTTTAAGTGTTTCCTGTGCCATTTTACTAATTTACTCCGTATAATTTTAATGTTCTCGCCAATTGGTCATCCGTTAAAAGTGTTTTTTCTTCTTCTTCTTCATTACTATCTAACATATCAATTGGCCAAAATGCTTTTATTGACTTAGGAGACTTTTCAGTACTATTACTTAGGTATATAATATAGGCAAGGTTTCTAGTCCTTGCCCATTCATTTAATTCTTTTCTTTCATTGCCTAAAACAATAATTGAAAAATCTTTCCAAGTCATATCCCAAAACTCAATAGGTTTTACCCCACATTCAGCAGCCTTTACTAAGATGTCATCCCAGCTTAGATTTGTTAGACTTTTTTTTTTCTTCTTTAGGAGTTCCTTGAACAGTTAATACAGTTGTAGAAACAATGTATTTAATATATTCAATTACACCACCTTTTTCATCAAATATGCCACCAAGTTCATCTACCCAATCGCAAACATCATTTTCATCAAATTCTACACTTTGTTTATTAGTATTACAAGCAGATTTATACCCTATAAAAATTAATAAAATTATAAGTTCTAAATCGTATTGTGTATTGTTCAATATTTCAAAGTATCTATTTATTGGTAGATTCTCTTTTTCTCCTTTATTGTTTATAGTTGCTTTAGCTATACAAAATTCACGCATAGCCCAAGTTCCCCACTTCAAAGGAATAGTTTTGTTGTTCAGTCTTAATTCAAACATAGGTTATTTTTTATGCAGTTGCAGTTTGTGTTAATGGAGGTAAAGTAACTACGAAAGTCGCAGTAAATTTAACATCATCTTTATCAGCAGCATTTACATCAAAGTTTGAAATAAATACTTCCCCTGAATACACAATATCACCTGTACTTGGAGTCGCTTTACCCATTTTCATTTGGAATGATGTTCTTGCAGCGTGAGCAGCATACAATTGCTCGTAAGAATCCTTACTAGGAGTTCCTGTTTCATCAATTGCAAAACCATCACCTTTAAATGATTGAGTAAATGAAGGACCAGCTTGATATTGGTCGCCACATTTAGAAGTTGCATCAATAGTGTTAACAGTTGATGTCATTGAGTTAGTTGTAAGACAAGCAACAGGTTTAAATGTTCCGCTGTCGTCTATGTCAGCTAAAAGGATATAATCTCTTGCTGATACTTTTGTTTCTGCCATTTTATTTAATTTTGAGTTA